CAACAAGATCAGCTAATCCAAATTTTTTATTAGTTAATAAGGCATAAACTATTTCGGGAAATAAATTAGTCGGACCAGTTGTGTTATTTATCAATCTTTCAACTTTTATACCTTGTTTAATATATGCAGAAAATTGTGAAAAACTATTCCATTCCTTAGAACTGCTAAGACGTAGTGCAACATTAGCAATACCAGCTTGTTCAAATTTATATTGAGGCGAGTTAATGGTGCTACTTTGTTCATTTACATAAACAATTTCATGTTCTGGTCCGTCTTGATGACTACTACGTTCTGCATCATATTGATAGTAATCCGTAATAGCATCAAAGGGATTTAAATTTTTTCCTTCGGGCCAAGGTTCTGATACAAACTCACTAAAATCAGTAACAATATCAATATTATTTACTCCTGGAAAATTGCCTGTAGCTGGAATACTTATAGTGTCAGTATCTCTATAACCACTACCTCTTTCATTTATTTCCCATCTAGCACCAGCGTAATTACTTGAATCTACTTTATTATATACCTTAAGATTAACAGTTAAACCTGTTCCACTACCACTTGTTGAAGTTGCAATATTTGTATGAATAACT